ACGTTCCAGGTAATGATCTTTTAATTCTAAGTATATTAAGATTTTTATATACATCTAATAATTTTACAGTTTCACTTCCAATTCCTATTGTACTACCAATAGAAACATCTATTGGAATTTGACTTACATATATTTCTGTAGTTGCAGCTCCTGGAGATATATCAGTACCAACAATTGGTGTAATAAGATTAGAATAAAATGATGTAATACCTATCTTATGTTGGCCATTTAATTCTGTAAGATGAGTACTAAATCCAGAAACTACGATGTTGTCACCATCTCTTAGATTGTGTTCTGGTAAAATAGATACTTTTACAGTATCTCCATCTTCCCATGTAAAAATTGCTGTTGGATAATTTTCAACACTAGTTTCTACATTAACTACATCTTTTCCTTTTATTGAAGATATTTTTGATATTAATCCACTACCACTTGTACCTTCATTATCAAAGGTTAAAATATCATTTACTTTGAAATCATTTCCATTGTTAATAATATTAAAATCATTAACAAATCCAGAAGTTACAGATTCAATAATTGCTTTTTGTCTTGTAATCTCATTTGTTTCAATAATAAAGTCATTTCCTGCAAATTTATCAGATATTTTATATGGAAAAGTATTTCTAAGTAAATTTGAACTATTTAAGTCAAAGTCTTGATCTAAATTAATATTAGCAGGTAATGTACTACATCTATAAGAATCACCTACAAAATATGGAAATTCTGGATTTCCATCACTATCGATTGTAGCGTAATATGCATAAACACCATTAGGAAATTCTGGAGTTTTTGCAAATCTACCGTTGTGCTCATCAAGATCTCCATTATCCATAAATTTATAATCTTCTATAAAAAATCCTTCTGGAAATACTGTAGTTGATGGTCTATCTTCAATATTAGAACTATCTTTTACATATCCAGTGAGTAATCTTCTTGGATTTTCATTACTTGAAGGATCTTGGAATCCATATGAACCATAAATTGGATTACCGTCATAAGCCCATCCAATTATACCAGATGGAACAGTTCCATCATCATTTTCATTAAATCTTTGTCTTAAAAGATCAAAATATCCAGAAACTGAATATTGTAAATTATTGTTAGATTCTTGAATAAATTCACTTATTGGAACATCACTATTTCGACGATTTTCTACAACATTAACTGATAATTTTCTAACTTTAGGATCAATAATTGCATTAGATCCTGCAGATTTAACCAAAATAGTAGTCTGTAATGGAGTTGAAGAATATCCAATGCCTGGATTTATAACTTTAACATCAACTATTTTTCCATCACTAATAACGGGTCTTAATTCAGCACCAGAACCTAATTTATCTCTTCCACTAACATCTTTAACTATTAAATCTGGAATAGAGGTATATTCTTTTCCTCCAAATTCTATATTTACATTTGTAAGTTCTGTTCCAATAACAATTGGTTTTAATTCAGCATTTTTACCACTTTTTACATTTATATTTGGTTTTTTCTCAAAATTTAATATAGTTGAACCATAACCAGCTCCACCTTCATAGACATATGCATCAATAATAGAACCTCTTACTAAAGGAGTAGTAGTAAGTACTTGATCAGTGCTGCCAATTCCAGCAGAAGTAAAGTTTATATTGACTTCAATTGGAGGATAGAAGAAATTATGATAACTACTTCCAGCTCCCACAGATGTAATATTTACAGGTTTTCTTCTTTCATAAAATGTTGTTATTGTTCCACCTACACCAGCATTTGCAACACTAAAAGAATTATCGTCTATTTTTAAAATTTTATAATAAATTGATGTTGTTGTTATTCCAGTAAATGTAGTTAAACCTACAATATTTACATCAACACCACCAACTAAAGGATCATTGGAATATAATATCTTATCGCCATCATTAAATCCATGATTTTTAAAATTAATAGTGTTATTAACAGTATTGATTCCTGTAGGTTTAACAATTAATTTTCTATTAGTATATCCACTACCACCATTAATTACATCTATTTCCGATAGTGTAAGTTTATTGGAAACAGTTTTAAATTTATGAACTCCTGTAGAATTA